CCTTTCTTTTCCTCTCTCCAGGACATATACGAGGGAGGGGTAAACATTAAATAAACAGCAAGTAATAAGGCGGTGAAATAGATGGATTTAAGCCAAGATAAAGAATTTTTGAAAACCAAACGACAACTTAACAAGATATTGAAGCAGATACCGGAAGATAGGAAGGCGATAGGTGAAAAGCTCATAAATGAGCTGCTATTCATGTATAAAACGCTCAATGACCTTAAGGAACAGATTGAAGAACATGGAACCGTTGAGCTATTCAAGCAGGGTAAACAGGAATTTATGAGAGAAAGCCCGGCATTGAAGGCCTATAATACCACAGTACAAAGATACAGCCTGCTTTATAAACAGCTTACAGACCTATTGCCTAAAGCTGCAATGCCAGAGGTTAAAGAAAACGCCTTATACGAGTTTATAAAAGCTAATTAAGGCGGTGATACGGTGAATTACATTGAGCAGTATTATAACGAAATTTGCAACGGCTCTTGTATTGTTTCCACAAGGGTAAGGAAGCAGTACGAGAAGCTTGTTGATGACATAAAGAACCCAAAGGGCGGGTATATATTCGACGAGAGCCGTGCAACCAAGCCTATACGCTTTATAGAACAATTCTGTAAGCACTCTAAAGGCGAATGGGCGGGAAAGCCAGTTAAGCTGGAACTATTCCAGAAGGCTTATATATCCGCCTTATTTGGGTTTGTTCATGTGGATACAGGGTTAAGAAAGTACCGGGAAACAATGTTCATGGTAGGCCGTAAGAACGGTAAAAGTACAATGTTAGCCGGTATTGCTTTATATATGATGATTGCAGACAATGAGCCAGGCGCAGAAGTTTACAGTACAGCAACAAAAAAAGACCAGGCGCGCATAGTCTTTGACGAAACCCACAACATGATAAAGCAAAGCCCAGATATTAACCGGTACATTAAGAAGCGTAAGAGTGATCTATATTTTCCTTTTACCATGAGTAAATTTCAACCGTTAGGAAAGAACAGCGATACCCTGGACGGCCTTAACGCTCATTGTGTTATCATGGACGAGCTGCACAGCGTAAAAGACAGAAACCTTTATGAGGTTATGAAGCAGAGCCAGAGCGCAAGGCGGCAGCCATTACTCATAATGATAACGACGGCCGGAACCGTCAGAGAATGTATTTTTGATGATATGTATTCCTATGCTTGCAGCGTCGTTGATGGTACATTCCAGGACGATACATTTTTACCGATAATCTATGAACTTGATAACCGGGAAGAATGGAAGGATCCGAAAGCATGGGAGAAAGCTAACCCAGGTTTAGGAACTATTAAGAAGCTTGACGACCTTATAAACAAGGTTGAGAGAGCCAAGCACAACCCCAAAGACTTAAGCGGGATATTAACAAAGGACTTTAATATAAGAGATACCATAAGCAGCGCATGGCTTACATTTGATGATATAAACAACGAGAAAACTTTTGATATAAACAGGTTTAGGAATTGCTATGCCATAGGCGGGGCCGACCTTTCCATTACTACAGATTTAACTTGTGCAACCCTTTTAACGATGGATAAGGATACAGAGGAACGCTTTGTTCATCAAATGTATTGGTTGCCCCGTGATAACTTTGAACAGCGCGTAAAGATTGAAAAAATACCTTATGATAAATGGCTTGAACAGGGTTTATTAAGGCTTTGTAACGGCAATTCAATCAATTACGGCGACGTTACAGCCTGGTTTTTAGAGATGGTAAACGATAAGGGTATAACCCCTTTGTGGGTTTATTATGACAGCTACAGCGCAAAGTATTGGGTTGAGGAAATGGAGAATTACGGCTTTAAGATGGTACGCTGCATACAGGGAGCCAAGACCTTAAGCTTACCTATGCAGATGTTGGGAGCGGATCTCCAGGCCAAGAAGATAAATTATAATAACAACCCTATTCTCAAATGGTGCTTAACCAATACCGGCGTACAGACCGACAGAAACGGCAATATTGTACCCATAAAGGCGCAGAGTGCAAAAATGCGTATAGATGGTACAGCAAGCCTATTAAACGCCTATGTGGGCTTATATGAGCATTATAATGAGTTTTTAAATGCTTTATAAAGGAGTTGATAAGATGGGTAAATTGCTTAAGGATAAGAAAATTGAGATTTTAGAAGGCCGCAACGTTGCAGAACCGGGCAATATGCCACGCTATGAATGGACGCCGATACATGAAGGTAAGTTGTGGGCTTATGTAAGGCATTTATCGGCCAGGGAATATTATGCAGCCAAAGCCGTACAAGCCGAGGAAGAAATGTTATTTATAATAAATTGGCGCAATGATATAACAACAGACATGATTATTAAATACAAGAACCGATATTTTTACATTATCCGGATTGATACCTTTGAAGGCTACAAGGGCGACATAAAAATATATGCAACAGGTGGCTATGAAGACAAGCCGCCGATACATTGATATAAGCCCACAGTTATAATACAAGAGCGGCCATATTGGCCGTTTTTCTTTTTTCGACTTTTTATGTTTACTATGTTTATTTTATTTACAAAAAACTACTTGACAAATATAATAATCATGGTGTAATATATCATTAAACGGTGAGTAAACATTAAAGTATCACCAAAAAACATTTTAGAAAGTGGGGTATTTACATGAACAAAATGGTAAACGCAGTAAGCATGATAAACGTTGTAAGCGGTATAAACGGGGTAAACGAAGTAACGGCAGCAAACGTTACGGAAAAAGCCTTAAAACATGAATTGTTTGAAACGCGTACAGCCATTGAGGACGCTCTTATTAAGTTAGAAAAGGCTGATACCTTGTTAAGCTATTGGACACAAGAGTATGGCTTTGCAGATAAGCCAGACCCGAGAGCAGCTATAAGATGGGGCAGCCAGGACCGCCTTATTTTTTACTTGACACTAAACAGGTAATAATATTATAATAAAATGCAAGTAAACATTAAAGTAAAAAAGGAGTGAAAACATGGACGGTATGACAAACGCGGCGGCTATTGGATACATGATTTTAGCAGCTAAAGCCTTGAAGCTGGACAAAGAAACCATAAAGCAGCTGGAAAGCAACATGAAGTATTTTATGGACATGAGAACCGAGGAAGAAGCGGAAGAAGCATATAACAGCTTTTATTAAGATGGCGTTTTAACAGAAAAAGATTAGAAAGGGGTGGAACCATGCCCAGGGTTATAGCAATAGCCAACCAAAAGGGCGGCGTAGGCAAGACGACAACAGCCCATAATGTGGCCGCGTCATTGACCTATAAGGAATATAGGGTTTTAATGATTGACCTGGATCCGCAAGGCAATTTATCTTTTATTGCCGGCGCAGATAGCGTAAATAAGCCCACAGTATATGAAGTATTGAACGACAAGGTAAGCATTAAAAACGCTTTGCAGCAAACCAAGAGCGGCCATATTATACCGGCCAACATTCTTTTGAGCGGTGCCGATATGGAAATTAAGCGGCCGGAGCTATTAAGGAACAAAGTAGAAGCCGTTAAGAACGGCTATGATTATGTTTTGATTGATACCCCGCCGTCATTAGGGATATTAACCATAAACGCCTTAACAGCTGCCGACAGCGTTATTATTCCATTATCAGCAGACGTATTAAGCCTGCAAGGGTTAAGCCAATTATATTCTACCATAGAAGCCGTAAGGCGTCATAGTAACCCAGACCTAAAAATTGAAGGCTTATTGTTTACGCAGCATAACAACAGAACCCTTTTAAGCAGAGAGTTTGAAAAAGCGGCAAAGGCCGCAGCAAAGCGAATGAATACAAAAGTATTTCAAACCTTTATAAGGGCAAGTGTGGCGACAAGAGAAGCCCAGGCAAATCAGACGGATATTTTAACCTATGCGCCAGTATCACCGACGGCCGCGGGCTATAATGCTTTGACAGCTGAAATTATTAAGGGAGGTAAGTAAAAAACATGAGTAAGAAGAAAATTGAAGGTTTAGGCGACCAAGCGGTAAGCAAGTTTTTTGAGCAACCGGAGCCGGAACAACAAGAGGAACAAGGGTTACCACAGGTACCCAGAAGTAACATGGGAAGGCCGCGCATCATTTACCGGGAGTATGAAAAAACGAGCCAGGAAGGTTTAAGGGACGGCTACACCAGGGCGACCTTTATCGTAAGAGAGGATCTTCTTAAAAAG